ACAATATTTTTTAGAATCCCATCCATAATCTATAAAATCTTTATACATTTGTTCTACGAGAGAAGTCGTAGGAACAACTAATAACACATCTTCCTTTTTATCCACCATATACCTTACAATGGAATATATCATTAAAGATTTTCCAGAGGCTGTAGGAGATATTAAAAGTTTGCGATTATATTTTAATGCATCATGCACACCAGATATCTGATATGGCCTAGGTTTATATTTGGTAATTGCATTCATATAATCTTTAACACCTTCTGGAGATATAAATGCATTCTCCTCAAAAGGTGTACCATAAAATTCACTATCTAAAAATTCATATTCATAATCAGATCTTTTGCAAAATGATATAACTTTATCTAACAGTCCAACATAGATTTCTCCATTCGATTGATTAAACAAACGAATTTTTCCATCCCAATATTTACTACGATACTGAGGCATGAATTTTGCGCCAGGAACCTCGAATGTAAATGCATCCGATAACTCATAATACACATGAGGTTCTTCTGAATCAATTTTTAAATAGACTTCATTCTTTTTTGATATAGTCAAATGTGCCATTCATATTATATCAATCCCAAGTATTTAGTCGTATCCACGAATGAATTTTTGCCATTCAATAGCATTCTTAATTTGAAATGTTCTGTTCTGAACAGTTTTTATAATATTCTCAAGATAATCTATCATAGTATCATAGTACTCAACTTTAAGTTCAGCATCTGTTAGTCTTTTATCTGCATCAAGATATCTTTGTATTGCATCTTTCTCCCTTACTTTATAATGAAATGGTTCTTTTTCATATACTTCTGGTTCTGCTTTACCAGAATAGTATAAATATCTTTCTTGCAGAACTGATTGATATATCTTCTTAGCTTTTGCTCGGAGAAGTCTCAAATCATTAAAGAGTTGATAATATTTTGCATGTAATGAAGGCACCACCAATGAAGCGGTATGCAATTCATCAGGATCAATCTGGGAATCTTTCTCCCACATTGATTGAATTGTCTCAAGGTTCATACTTCTTTGAAGTCTTTATCTAATAGTTGGAAAATTTGATACTTAAATAGTACCTGTGCTGTAAAGTAATTTATATCTGTATTAGTTGCGTCAAAATCTAAGGCAGATAAACTAACAGGGAACAACCCTTCTAGTTTAACATAAGATTGTGGTCTTAGGTTACTATTTAATATTTGTAACGTACCATCAGAATATTCTGCATATGGATTATCTTTTTCTGCAATGCCAGGATAAAATATATCTTCTTTCTTCATATCAGTAAAGTCTTTTTGACTATTAGGATATCCCAAACCAATCATCCATTTATATATTTCCTTATAATTAGCCATCTCTTCATCAACAATAAAACTAATACGAAATTCATCGTAAACTAATTTATCGCCTGGTAACTCCAAATCTTTATATGGATTTGATTGTACTGCAGTACCTAGTGTTATGCCTGGCAAATTAGCTCTGGTTGATAAAAAATCTACCTTTGGGCATTTATTGATCTTCAATTTAAAACCAACAGGAGATAAAAAATTTCTATTTGATACCTGTTGTAAAGATGGATTAATAGCCATTATACATATTTTCTTTTATTTATCACTCCTCAATCATATAATACATCATAGTCATCCAAAAAGTAATGAATATACCAACACCACTAAGTATCATTAAAACCATTTTAAAAGTCTCAAAATAATCAAACATCTTTCGTAATATTTCTTCACAAATATTTAGACAAAAAAAGACCTCCCGAAGGAGGTCTTATGAATTACGCTATTCTCTTTACATAAAGTGGATAATCTGGATTGTCAGTTTTTCGGCAACTAATTCTCCATCCTTGTCTATAAAGATAGTCTGGAAGAGTTGGGCCATTATAGTTTACGGAAGGCATTTCAGTTTTTGAGATCGGAAATCCTTGGTCAACAATCATATTATCCCAATCATACTTTCTTTTCTTTGCATGTGTGGATAGGTATTTTTCTTCAAATAGTCTTGACTCTTCAAGACTCAATAATTTAATCGTCATCAATTGTTAATTAAGGTATGACAGTATTATAACAAGTATGTATTTCTTTGTCAACCCAGAATCTTAAATGGGATTCGAACCAGTTGTTCAAGTTTGTTCAAAACTGTTCAAAACTGTTCAAATAGACAAAAAAAGACCCCCAAAAGGAGGTCTTTCTGATTTAAAAGGAATTATATCCTTTCTTTTTACATTAGGTTAGTAACCTTAACTCTTCTGTAGTAACGGTTAGCGTTCTTTGTAAGAGCTCCTAATCCCTGAGTTGTTCCTTCAGCAAATGGGTTGGCAACCATACCATATCTGGTCTTGAAGCCGATCTTAGGCTGGAAGGAGTTCTCTCCCACAGCACGGACCATTTGTAGAGGCACGTAAGGACAATAGAATAGTCCAGCGTCATAAGGAGAAGATCCCTTATATCCAACTACGTAGAAGTGATTAGCCTCACCGCCACCTGAAGCAGCATAAGGATCGATGTATACACGATACTTACCATTGATTGTACCAGCAAATGTGTTACCAGTGTCATCAACGTTCAAGTTAGCATTAAGTGCAGGTGTGTAATCAAGTACACCAGCCATTGTTAATGCAGAAGCAACGTCAGCAGAAGTAACGATGATGTTACCCTTTCCACGACGAGTTCTTTGTGCAACAGCGTTAGCATCTCTTTCGATCTGGAAGAGTAGTCCTTTGAACTTCTCAACTGACCAACGACCATTACTGTCAACGTCTAAGTCGAATGTACCTGCGGTTGCGGTATTAGCTTGAGCACCAGACTCAGCAACCTTGTAGATAGTACGAACAACTTCTCTGTTGATTTCAGCGAGGATCTCTGTAGAAAGAATATTCGCTAACTCAGCCTCAGCGTTCAATCCGTGGATTGCTTTGAGGTCTTGAGCAAGTTCTAGTGAATACTCAGCCTTTAACGCACGAGACTTAGCAGTAACTGTTACTTTCTCGATGCTGAATGCCATTTCACGGAAGGCATTAGAGCCTGTGCCGTCAAGAGCTTCTGCATCACCAGTATTCATACCCTGACCAACAGAGTACAATGCCTGAGCAACGTCTCCAGATCCGAGTACAGATGGGTTAGTTCCCTGCTGAGGACCAGTAGTACCAAAACCAGCATTACGGTCTGTAATTCCACCAGTTAGGTCTTGTCCAACATCCTGTCCAGAGAATGCTGAATCTACTTCATCGTAGAACGTCTCTGTTCCACTCTGATTTGTGTAGCGTGAACGCATCGCAAAGATCAGACCTGTTGGTCCGTTCATTGGTTGTACGCCACAAATGTCGTATGCCAAAAGATTAGGCATTGAACGACGAATTAAACTTATTAGAACTGGATCGAAACCTGCAGTAGGACCAGCAGCTGTTGCACCAGCACCGAATCCGCCACCAGCACCAGCAGCATTACCTGCGTTAGTGATTTCGTTCAAGTTACTTGGAGAACCTTCGTATAGAAATTCTCTCTCTTCACGCATAAAGCGCTCTTGGTTTTCTAGCAGTACAGCGGTTGTCGCTCTTCTATGAGGATCCTTGATATTCTCAAGACCTTCATGCTCTAGAAGGGGCTTCCACTTTTCCTGCAACTGTTCTGAATCGAACATTTGCTATTTCCTATAAATGGGTGTTTACGTTTGATTATAATATTAAATTCACTTCTGGACCTTATTCAAAGCATTCATGTATTGAGCCATTGCACCAGTATAATTCTGGGCTTGTGCTTCTTCACTTAACACTTCTTCTGAGGTCTCTTTCTGAACACTCTGACCAAAGTATGACTCCTTTAGAGTCTCCAGTTTTTCACGATATGATTCTTCACTTTCAAACTCAACACTCTCAGCAAGTGTCGTGAGCTTTTCTTTCTGACTTAAGGCAAGACCTTCAGCCACAGAAGAGATAATACCATCTGCAGTAGACTCAGAGAGTCTCTTGTTTAGGTTTACATTCTTCTCAATTTGCTCATTGAGTTTGGTCTCCATTTCATCAAGCTTGTTGACCATATTCTCGACGACATCATATTTTTCTTCAGGGATGGATACATAATGTTCTTCAAAAAGCTTTTTCATGCCACCAAGGAAGGATTCAGTCATCTCAGACTTTAATCCATGCTCAACAGCAATTGAATTCTCCTTGAGCCACTCATCAGCGACGTACTCAAGATAAGAATCAACTCTTTCTACGAGAGCAGACTTGACGGATTCAATTTCCTCGCCAATCTTCTCTTCGTTTTCTTTCTTAAGACCCTCAGCAATTTCAGCAACCTTTGAGTTTATTGCGGCTTCAAAGATTGTTCTTGCTTTGCTTTGGAACTCTTCTGAAAGTTCTTCTCCAGAGAATAACGCAGACATATCCTGCTCGATATCGAGTTCAGGTGTTTCCGTGACTTGTTCTTCTGCCACTTGATCTTCCTCTGCAACTACCTCTTTAGACTCATCTGGTTCGACAGATTCAGGTTTAACATCACCAGATTTAACTGCTGACTTAGCACCTTTATTAACAACGTTGCTTACTTTAGCAAGTGTTTTGCCAGGTGTGTTTAACTTAGCCGAATCGTCATCGGTCTTGTAGTTATCGGGAGTAGGTCCGCCGAGATCCTCCACTTCAGCAGAATTGCCAGGTGTTATTACACCAGACGCATTTTGACCTGCTTTAGGAAGGGCTGCATCTCCAGCTGCTGCTTTTGAATTAACCGCAGTTTTGGATTGCACAGTGCCTACTTCCATTTCTTGTAAATTTTTACCAACGGACATTGTTTTAGCTCTCCGAATTTAAGACTTTATACTTGTGGAATCTTTTATTATTTAGAAAAGTTATAAATTAAAGATTTCCTAAGAACTCTTTAAATAACTTTAATTTATTTTCTTGAAGCTCACGTGAACTTGCAAGAGTATTAATTTGTTTATATGTTTTTGCTGCGAACTTTTCTCTTAGGACTCCTCCGTCCCAAATCCAATCCTTTCCTTCCATGATGCCATCCACGAATGCATCTGGAGCTGAAGGATCTGCAACTATATCAGCTGCGGTTGCTAACATAAAGTCTTCACCCACAACATTAACACCTTCATTGTTCATACTAACTGAACCAACACCACGAGAAGAAACGCCAAGTTTAACTCCTTCATCAAGGAGATTCTTAGCAATACTACCCATAGGTGTATTCAAAATTTTAGCACGACCAACAAAATTAGCACCTTCTTGTCTTAAAGAAGTAATCTTATGAGAAACTCTGTCAAGATTAACAGTAGGGCCATCGGGATGTCCCAATTCTCCTAAAGCACGACCTTTGCCAACAAAGGCTTCATTGTACCTTGAAACTTCTTTTGCAAGAGTTTGTGCAGGATACATTCTACCATTACGGTTTTTAATATCACCTTGAAGGAAAACGCCTTCAATATAAAGGCTCTTTTTACCGTTGCGTTCTTCAACGATAACCTCTACATTTTCGATTTCTTCTCTGATAAGTTTCATTTTTTTAATTGGTTAATCCTACTTTTGCACCTTTTACACCAGCATTTGCGGCAAAAACACAATGACTGTATTGTTTTTCAATTACTTCTATTGCATTAGCTGGAAGTGTAAAAGAACCCTTTACAGTTCCACTTCTAGTTTCTACTACAGTTACCAAATGAGCACTAGAATCGGTATTGACTACACGAACAGCTGATGCTTCACTAAAACTAGTGGCAGCTCCAGTAGTTGTAGGACAAGCCGCTTCCGCTCCTAAAATCAAAGTCCTTGCCATTATACTCAAATATACTTAACTATAACTTATTTATGATAATCCATGTCTCTCCTTCTCATGATTCCAATGTTGGGCAACTTCAGATGCTGTTAATGCTTTATCAACATAAACTCTAACTATCGAGGCACTAATATTTGCATACTTAGAACCCCAAGAAGATGCGTGTTTAAAATTCCCAATGGTAAAATCTCCACTCATATTCATTTCACCAGAAGCTCCACTAAAATCACTTATATTTCCAGTGTCTTCTAATACATTATTCATATACAATTTTAAACCATCACTGATACTGGTATTAAAATCAGCAGTCATAACCATATGTTTCCATACACCTGTAGGAAAGTTAGCATCATCTGCAACCGTTTCAGTAGCATATGTAGTTCCACTCTGTCTTTGTAAAAGGTTTGAATATGGTTTATAACTACCATTCCAACCCATATGAGCATACGATTGTGAATTATTTCCAGTCCAAGAAGCGATTGATCTATCTTTGGATAAGAATTTAGTCCAGTTTTCACCACCGAGTGATATAACTTTTACCCACATTTCAAAAGTAAAATTCTTATCCTGTAATGATTGAGTGCTATTGTGTGTAGAGAAGAATGCATCATCCGTACCATCGAAGGTAAATATTCCTCCATTAGTATTTGGATCGTGAGTAGGAGCACCTTGTTTCTGAAAGTCGTTATTATTAGATGTTAAGTCCTTCCAAAGAGTTGTTTGATCTCCATAAGATTCTGCATTACCAGCATCCAAATGAAACATTAAATTATCAGTTATAACACCACCAGCACCACTAGCAAGTGTTATAATATCCAACATTTCAGTGTATCCAATTGCAGTAGCTTTTAATGCTGCACCACCCTCTAAAGTATCTGTATATGATTTTTGACAATAAATGACTTTATCTGATGGAATAGAATAAGTTCCAATCACTGTTCCATCAGAAGCCTTTCTAGTAAGAGTTACTGCAGAAGAATCACTATTATAGACTCTGACTACTGGAGCTTTGCTTATATTTGTAGCAGATCCCAGACCCGTTTCAGCAGATAATACTTTCATTATTCTTCAGAGTTTGTTTCTACAGGTTCATCTGTTATTACTTCTTCAGGTTCTATTTCATCGCTCTTAAAAAGATCTGCGACAGCTGAAGGTCTTTCACCTTCAACCTTATTAGCGGATTTCGCATAAAGGAGATCTTTAATAGCATCAGTTATTTCATGAGCAGGAGCGTCATCCAATACTCTATTAATCAATTGTTCAGAATCCACGATGATATCAATATACTATGAGTTATTTATATCTCTCCACCTGTTGGTGCCGCAGGAGCTTCTGGACTCTCCAAACTTGCTTGTTGTGAAGCAACCTCAGTAGCTGCAGCACTCAATTCCATTTGTTGCATTAATAATGGATCTGTATATAATCCAGCATCAATTTCTTGCGAAATTATCTTATCCTGTTCGATTATTTCTTCTTCAGTTTGATGTAAAATCTCACGTCTTACATAGTCTTGTGAATAATACTTACCAATATATGGCTCGACTTGTTGAAGATTACCCATTCTCTCATTAAACAGTTCACTATTTTTAAGTTCTGTAAAATGATTATCGTACATATAATCAAACTGGATATGTTCTGACATTGAAGTCCAGTCTTCTGGAGTCACTACATTCTTAAGAAGTAGTTGTGTCTTTAACATATCAAGGAACATATTTGAGAATCTCTTTCTCAAACGTCCAACAAACTTATTAAATCTAAGTTCATCTCTTAAGATCTCAGAAGATCTACCCATATTAAATCCAGAGTCACCACTTAAACGAGTCTCAGGAACACCTAAAGCCTTGTATAATTTCTTCTGGAAATAATGAATATCAGTAATTTCACCAAGATTTTGACCGCCAGGAAGAGTTGTTATCTCAGTTCCTCTACCTCCTTCACGTCTAGGAAGCCAGAAATCTTCTAGCATAGACATGAATTTTTTATCATCTCTTATCTCACCAGTGTTTGCATCATAGACCAATTTAGATCTATAACGATTCATTACCTCACGAAGGTATTGTTCTGCCTTAACTTTAGGAAGATTACCTACATCAATATAGAATATTCTTCTTTCTGGAGCACGAGATAATCTGTAGATAACAAGACTATCTTCAATCATTCTAAGTTGATTGAGAGCCTTAATACCTTTATGTAACCATGATAATGTAATATGTTTATTACGATCTACAAGACCTGAAGTACAATAAGTTACTGCATCTTTTGCAATTTTTATTGCACCTTGAGTTCCATTAGT